GAAGTCAGTAATACCACGTCGTGCTTTAACATCACGCAGGAATGGAACTACCATCGAAATAAAGTTACTACGTGTTACTTCATCGTTGAACTCAAACAACTGATATTTTGCAGCAGTAGCAATAGCTTTTTCTAGTGTAATAAACAAACGACGCACATTAATACGATCAAATGCGCTTGGCTTGCTCAGACCAGTCTTGTCACCATACAATACTGTACCTTGACCTGGTAGACTTGCTACTGGATTGATACCATTCTTGTATAGAGTATCACGGTCAGTCTTACGTGGACTAAATCCAAGTTTAACAACATTCTTGATACCACCACGATTCAAACCTGCTGGAGAGAACCATGGGTCATTTGTGTCATCAGTACGAGCACACAAACCAGCGATGTCACCATTCAGTGGAACCCAACGAAACTTATCGTTATAACGGTCATATTGATATTTGTAACCTGAGTCAATCACAAAGTATGAGCTGCTTGGTAGAAGATTACGATATGCAACCATTTTGTCAGCACAGTCAGAAGTCACACCAACAATAGCGTCTCCAGTAGAGATGTTTTGTGGAGAAACAAACGCAACGCAATCCTTACGAACTTCTGCTACATTCTGAATAACAAAATTTGCAACAGTTGCATTGGCTTTACCAGCCATGATTAGGTTAACGTCTAGGTCTTCATCATTGCTGAATAGATCAAACGCATTCATCTTTTGTCCGTCAGTAGAAGCCATATCATCAACACCACCAACCAAATTACGAGTAATTTCGCCGATAGAAGTGAAAGACACCGAAGCTGCATTTGAACCCCAGTTTAAACCAGCGGCTGGGTGATCAGTCCACCAAACATAATTTGATGAATCATTCAACACTTGCTTGTAGTAAGCTGCTGAACCATCTGGCTTACGAGCATCTGCTGCTTTGCTTAGATAAGCATACTGTTCAAGAACTGTACCCGCTGTACCTGACCAACGGCCGTTAGTATCAACAATAACAAGGTGCATTTCATCATTGGTAGAACTATTGTTTGCAGCCCAATCGGAAGTATCCGGTGCGCGATCAAACAATGGAGCATATGTCCAAGAGGAGAAATTAGTAGCATCACATAAAGAAACGGTGATAGAATTACCTAATGCACCAGGATATTTTCCTGCAAATTCACCAGAAACTCCAGCGCCACCTTCATACTTAGTAATATAGTCATCTTCATTGTTGATCTTGATACCACCAAGAGTCAAAGTAACTACACCAGAAACTGCACCAGTACCAGAACCATGAGTAATAGTAACAGCAGGCTTGTTGTAATATGCGGAAGTTGCGTCAGTGGATCCAAAATAACCAGAACCAGGATTTGATAAAGCAAAGCTGGAAATAACACCACCAGTTACAATCGGTTCAGCGGTTGCTGTAATACCACCGGTTGTTAGTACAGAAGTACCAAGAGTAGCATCAGAAGTTGCACCACCACCAGTAAGAGTACAGGTAGGAGCAGTTAGATAACCAGCACCACCGTTAGTAACGATAATTTTAGTAACAATGCCACCAGAAAGTACAGCAACAGCAACAGCCTGGGTTCCACCAACAGGAGGAGCAGGAATATTAACTGTTGGAATAGTAGCATAACCAGTACCACCAGAAAGCACATTAATCTGACGGATTTGACCTGCTGCTGGAGGTGGGTCAATAGTAATAGACACTGCGCCTGTACCAACAGTAACATAACCTGTTCCACCTGAAGTAACAGGAATGGAATCTACGGTTGAAGTTAAAGTAGCAACAGAATTACGAGCTTTAGTTGTATCTGTGCGAACAAGTTTTAGATTGTTTGCATAAGCCAAAAAGTTTGCTGGAACAAACCACGATGCTGCATTGGAGTCGGTTGGTTTACCAAAACGCTGAACAAGCACATTTTCGGAGTCGACTGTAGTGACTTTACCTACTGGACCCCATGCTGCGTCAATAACGGCTGCACCAATAGAAGTTGCAACGCCTGGCACGACAGCCGTTAAATCAATTTCTTTGATGGAAACTGAAGGTGATAGAGAAATCCCCATGTTAATATTCTTTCATTAAATGTAATAAGGCCCTTGCGGGTGTGAAACTTGGTTTCTGATAGTATTTAGCTTTTTAGAAATTATGAACAACCACTTCTTCTGGTTCTATCCCATTATCAAAAAAGCCAACTGGTACCATTTCATCTTCAATTTGCTGCATACGTTTTTCATACATGGCATGACGTAAACTGATATCTGAGAAGTCACGGAAACTTGGATTTGATGTAAACCATCCGAATAGTACCAAAGGCATCACCAGATCATCGTGATAACCTTCATCGGCAGCATATGAATCTTTAACCTGAACAAAATTACTGAATTCCGCTATAGTGTCTGCATCCTGTACAAGAAGTTTACCCTCTTCAATCAGACTCTTTAGGTTAGTGCATCCAATACGTTTTACTTTTCTATCAGTATTTACACCAAGAGTTGTTATACCTTTTGAGAAGCCCGATGACACTTGTTGTCCTTTTTGACTTCTTCCAACAAACAACAGATTCTCATATTCCATTTCATAATACAAAATGTGCGCAACCTGTTCAGAGACATTGGTTTCAATCAAAACAAATGCCTGGTTGTATGACATACCAGCTTTGTATATGACTGAAGGATAAAGCAATGGGCTTATGTTGTTATCCCGATACTTTGCTACCTGTTTATATGGTAAGTCAGTAATATCAATAACAGAGAAAGCAGAATAATCTCCACCAACACCCTTGGCGACGTCAGCTATTAGGCAGTATATTCTTTCTGGTTTTGGATACTCAATAATATCAAAACCGTCAACGGAACTTTGTGGTCTAACTTGTGTCATCCACCGTAAAGCATCAGCATTTAGTAATGTATTTGATGAGCCAATCCAATCGCATAAAATTTCTTGATTATATTTAACCTCACCTAACAATTTTCTCTGTTCTTCTGCCCACTTTTCATCTCTACCTGGAATTTTCCAGTAAGGAATAAACATAGTAACAAAATCATTAAGACCACTTTCTGCGTCGGACCAAAATTTCCAGAAATGATTATACCCCTTGGGGGTGGAAGACATCAAGATTTTACTCGTTTGACCTGAAGAAATAGTTGGATAAACAGAAGCAAAAAACTGCTCAGCAATATTTGTTGGAACGAACGCCACCTCATCAATGTATAATAAGTTACAATTGTGAGATATAACACCATTTGTGTAATAACTATGGGTTGTTTCTACTTCAAGCGCGTCATAAACAGTTTCATTTTCAATAATATGAATACTTTCAACAGTATCACCGAATATAATATCACCATCCATAAGCATTTCTGCTTCAATCCACGAATTATCTGAACACAGAAATCTGTGGTTGTGAGTGACTTTAATTAAATTACCAGATTTAAAAATAATTTCATATAAAGTTTCAGAAATTCCCTGATCAATAAACCCATTAAAATTTTCAAAACCACAAGTAGATAAAATTTTCATTTTTTTATTCTACCTTTAATCCATCCAGGTAACTCAGTACCGGGCAAGAAAAATTTCATCTCCCCCCCATTATTAAAGCAAACACCTCTATATGGTTTTTTCTTTCCTGTACCCCTTTCCCATCCATCGGGAATCAAATTATCTTTACATATTACTTTTGTTTCTTTTGTAATAGGATTCAAAATTGTATTTTTATTTTTTGAAGGTTTTCCTATTAGAGATAAACTAATATTTTTACAAGTTTCTTCCGTTCTTTTCATTCCTGTGTGTTTTTCGGCAGTTTTTCTAATCTTTTCGGGATTTTTATTTATTTTCAACATACGCTCTTTATGTTGATCAGGATTATTTTCCATCCATTGGATGTGGCCAGTAACTCTTTTATTAATATGTTCTTCCGATTGTGTAGTACTCGTAAATCTAATTCTGCATCTTTCTGCCATAATTTGTTTATTGTACGCAATATGCTCAGGTGAAGTTTTCTTTAAATTCTCAAGATAAGCAGTTATAGCACTATCTTGCATTCGTTCAGATATCAATTTTAAAATACCTTCATGGCATAATTTTCCAATAAACAGTCTATTTTCGTACTGTTTACCAGTAAAACCAAAATAATCCAAAATCTCTTTATATCC